CTAGAGGATGAAGACTTCAAAGCATATTGTTACGAACTTATTTGTAATAAAGTAGTTCTTAAATATGAAAAGAACTTTGGTATCGATGACGTTGTAGTTGAAGAGGAAGTAAGTGAGTAATGCTAAATATTTGTCTATTCTCGATGAGATAAAGAAAAATGGCGGTTCTATTGACGGTGGAGAACCAAATGACAAAGTACTAATTATAGATGGCCTAAACACGTTTATCCGAGTGTTTAGTGTTATACCAACTACCAATGAGGATGGTATTCACATTGGTGGAATAGTTGGTTTCTTGAGAAGTATTGGTTATACCATAAATATGATTAGACCCACTCGTGTCATCATTGCTTTTGATGGTAAGGGTGGTTCTAATCGCCGTCGCAAGATATATCCTGAGTATAAACAAAATAGAAAAACAAAATACAGAGTAAATCGTTCCAATAGTTTTGCATCACAAGATGATGAAAAAATGAACATGATTATGCAGATACAGCGTGTAGTTGAATACTTGGATACATTACCTGTTACTGTATTATCTTACGATAACATCGAAGCTGACGACACTATAGGGTATCTATGTAGACAAGTTCTTACTGATTCCCAAATTACTATTATGTCTACAGATAAAGACTTTTTACAATTGGCTAATGGTAGAATAAAGATTTGGAGCCCAACCAAGAAGAAAATGTATGATGAAGATGCCGTTCTTAATGAGTATGGTATTTCATCTCACAATTTGATTTGGTATAGAGTATTAGATGGAGATAAATCAGATAATATTAGTGGTGTTCGTGGTCTTGGACTAAAAACAATACAAAAGAAGTTACCATTTCTTAGTGAAAATCGTATAGTAGAGATGGATGAGGTTTTAAATGAATTACCAGAACATAAAGATACTATAGAACTAAATTATAAGTTAATGCAACTATCAGATGTTGATATATCTGGTTCCACTAAAACAAAAATAATACAGAGAGTTAATGAACCAATTAATAGGTTAATTAAGTTTCAGTTTGAAAAAATGTTCTTGGAAGATAAGTTATTTACAGCACTCCCTAATGTAACAAGTTGGTTGTTAACTAATTTTAATCAATTAAATCATTACGCAGAAAAGACACATAATAAATGAGTGTAGATTACGAAGTATTAAATAAGTTTCTAGATGTAGATTCTCTTGAGTTAGAATATCACAGAGTTACTAATAATATTAATGACGTTGATATAGAAGATGGTGTAGAAATAATATTTAAATATTATCGTGAACATGGTTTCCCACATTATACAGTACGTGAGGATGAGAAATATACTCACATGAAAAAACTTAGAAAGTTTGATGTAAACAACATTTTCATAGATAATCAGATTGTTCAGACAATGCACGCTTTAAGATTGGCTTGGAATTACTTTCCACACTGGGTTGATGTTCAATGTGGTAGTTCTAAGATGCCTCCGATTGGATATTTTAATGATGATAAAATGTTAAAAGGTATAATTAGAAAGACTTGGATTTGGCAACTTAATTATGGAGCTAATAAGTTTACTGAAAATAGATTTAGACAATGTTTAAAATTATATCAAGGTTCACAAGGTGTAAGTAATTTTAGACCAACTGCTGCTAAAGTAATTTATGAAAAATTTGGTGGTGATGTTGTTTGGGATATGTCTTGTGGTTGGGGTGGTAGATTACTTGGATTTCTAGCATCTTCTAATACCAAACAATACATTGGTACAGAACCATCTAGTAAAACATATGATGGACTTCTAAAGATTAAAAAAGATTTTTCGTATTTGGGAAAACAAGTTAATATTTATAAACTCGGTAGTGAAGAATATAAACCATTAAAAGAATCTCTTGATTTATGTTTTACTTCACCACCATACTTTGATACTGAAAAATATAGCTTGGAAAGTACACAAAGTTTCGTTAAGTTCCCTACGGAAAATGAATGGGTAAATGGATTTCTGAAGAAGACCATTCAAAATTGTTATAATGGATTAAAAGAAAATAAGTATATGTTAATCAACATTGCAAATACACCAAAATATAAGTTTATAGAAGAAGAAACTGTAAGGATTTCAAAAGAGTTAGGATTTGTACAAGAGGATACTGTACAACTAACTTTATCAAGTGTTATGGGAGCTGGTTATAAGTATGAGCCCATTTTTGTTTTTAGAAAGGAGAGTAAATGAGTGAAACATTAACACAATTTGGAACATCGTTCCAATCAAAAATTATAGCTTCACTAATGAGTGATGTAAAGTTCATTCAAACTATTAGTGATATATTAGAACCAGATATGTTTGATTCTGATTCTAATAAGTGGTTAGTAAAGAGTATTAGAGAATACTTTTACGAATATAAAAAACAACCTACCTTAGAAGTAGTAAAATATAAAATAGATGAGATAGATAATGATGTACTTAAATCAGGTGTAGTAGAAAAATTAAGAGATGTTTGGAAAAACATAGAAGCTACAGATTTAGAATTTGTTCAATCAGAAACATTAGATTTTTGTAAAAATCAGACATTGAAAAATGCTATTCTTGAGTCTGTTGATATGTTAGAGAATAAAGACTATGATGGTATAAAGTCTACTATAGATAATGCTATGAAGGCTGGTACAACAAGAGATTTAGGTCATGACTATATCCCATCGTTAGAGATGAGGTTAGAGGAGTCTGCTAGGATTACAGTTGCAACTCCTTGGGATGTTGTTAATGATATAACAGATGGTGGTCTTGGAGCTGGAGAACTTGGTGTTATTGTAGCTCCTGCTGGTATTGGGAAATCATGGACATTACAAGCTCTAGGTTCAGAAGTAATAAAAAAAGGTAAAACTGTTGTACATTATTCTTTAGAGTTAAATGAAAATTATGTGGGACTTAGATATGATTCTATATTTAGTGGTGTAACTACAGCTAATATAAAATATCATAAAGAAGATGTAGAAAAAAAGTTATCACAGTTACCTGGTAAGTTACTTATCAAATATTTTCCAACTAAAGCTGCTTCAGTTCAGACATTAGGTGCTCATCTTAAACAGATAGAGTTAAGTGGTGTAGATATTGATATGGTTATAGTAGATTATGCTGATATCCTAATGCCAACAGGAAATTTTAAAGAGAAGAGACATGCAATAGGAAACATCTATGAGGATTTACGTGGATTAGCTGGTGAGTTAGAGATTCCAATATGGACTGCATCACAGGCTAATAGGTCAGCTCTAGAAGAAGATGTGATTGGTGCTGATAAAGTTGCTGAAGATTATAGTAAGGTGATGACAGCTGACTTTGTTATGAGTATGAGTCGTAAGGTTGAAGATAAAATTGCTAATACAGGTAGGTTTCACGTAATCAAAAATAGATTTGGTATAGATGGTGTTACGTATCCATCTACAATAAATACAAATATTGGTGTCGTAAAGATACATGAGGGTAGTAGTCAGTTCGGAAAAGAGACACAAGACAAGATGAATAATAGTGAAGAGTTTCTCAGAAAAGAATTGGCTAACAAATATAACGATATGGAAAAAAAAGTTAGTGGATTTGAATAAAATTGTAATTTAGATTTAATATATATTATATTTATCTATGTTACTAGGAAAGATTATAAGGGTACAGAATGGAAAAGTTTACGTTATCAGAAAAGTTTATAAATAAATACAAAAGAAAAAAGCCGCCATTTGGTTTTAATGGTCTTGGTGAGTTAGTTTACATGAGAACCTATTCAAGAATAAAAGACGATGGTAAAAATGAGAGATGGTGGGAAACCGTCCAAAGAGTTGTAGAAGGTACATACACCATGCAAAAGAATTGGATTGACTCACATCAATTAGGTTGGAATCCATGGCAAGCACAAAAGTCAGCTCAAGATATGTATGAGAGGATATTCACGATGAAGTTTCTTCCACCTGGTCGTGGATTATGGGCTATGGGAACAGCAGTTACAGAAGAAAAAGGATTGTATGCGGCTTTAAATAATTGTGCATTTGTTTCTACAAGTACAATTAAAGAAGATTACTCTAAACCATTCTGTTTCCTTATGGATGCTAGTATGTTAGGTGTTGGAGTTGGATTTGACACTAAAGGTGCTGGTGAAATAATAGTAAAAGGTATCGATAAAACACGAGATACTGTGTATGTAGTACCTGATACTCGTGAGGGTTGGGTAGAATCACTACGGTTATTGTTGGAAACTTATTTTCATGGACAACCCGAAGTAAAATTTGATTACTCAGAAGTAAGACCAGCTGGTGTACCAATTAAAGGCTTTGGCGGAGTTAGTTCAGGACCAGAACCTTTAGAAGAAGTTCATAAAAGTATTAGAGAAGTATTAGAAAAGAATAGTGGAGAACCAATCACAATCACAACCATTGTAGATATTATGAATTTAATCGGTAAATGTGTTGTAGCAGGTAATGTTAGAAGAACTGCTGAAATTGTATTTGGTGATCCTCACAACGAAGAGTATTTAGATTTAAAAAATTATGAAGTCAATCCACATAGAGATCAATATGGTTGGACTTCAAACAATTCTATATTTGCAGAACTTGGTATGGATTATACTGAAGCTGCCAAACGAATCGTAGACAATGGAGAACCAGGTTTTGCTTGGTTAGATAATATGCAAAAGT